GTTTTTCTACTTCTAATAATAAATTGTTATCTCGTTTTTGCGCTCTATAAATTATATCCCAATATATTTTCTGGTAATCCATTAAAAACCTTTATTTCCAGGTGCAAGATTAAATTCTATATTGACCTTATTTTTATTAGTCATTATGAATTCGGGTGATACTTCTAAATATTTAGGTATATATTGATTTTTTATCCTATATGCGTCCAAAACTCCCTTCCTATTATAACATTTGACTCCTTGAACTATATTCGTATAGAGATTATATAATTCTTTCGGACCAAGAATAATCCGTTTATCGTTACCATTAGTTATATCATAATAGTCTATCATTCCTTGTAAAATATATTCCTGTATACGTTTATTAAAATAATGAAAATTAACTCCCCAGAAACAATTTATATTATTTTGATCCGGCGCGAAACAATAAATTACAGGTGCCCTATCAAAACCATTTTTATAAGATTGTTCTGTCATAGCATTATAATACATAATATAAAAATAGCCGTTTACTATATTATTAGTACGGTCACATTCTTCATTATCTATTGCTATATGTAATTGGTCTTTTAACATTTATATATTTATAAAATAATAAAAAACGGGCATTTTTAAAGCCCGTAAATAATTAATTCTGAATTTTATTGAATTGAGCGATCTATTGTCTCTATCAAATCTTCTTTATTTTCAAGTTGTAATTCTATTTGTTCATATTCGAAAGTAACGACATAAGTAACATTATCCGCTGAACCATATTGTAATGAAAGCTGTGCCAGATTATTCGGTATAGCATGTTTAAATTTCATTTTTGAAATAATTTTATTATTATTATTTAAAGAAATCAATTCTATAGCATCAATACAGTCCATACGTAAAAGTTCTTCATTTTTTAAATTTGTTTTTCCGCATGCTTCACCAAAACGCATCCAATAAATCCAACAATAAAATAAGTAATAATTTTGCATATTTTCATCTAACATGAATTCAATATTCATTGTCTGCAAATCTCTTGCGCCAATCGGATTCGGATGTAATTGCCTTTCATGTTGATAACGTGTATCGAGCATAGGTATAGAGAAAGCGGGAGCACTAACATTTTTTACATAATTATCTAAAATGTGTGTATCTAACTCATAGTTCGTCATATTAACAAGATTTGAAAAACGAACTATAAATTTATTATTAGTAAAATCATTAATTTGTGTTGTAATTCCTGCCATATTTTTATTTATATTAAAAACCAGGTAATTAACCTGGTTTTTACTTTATTGTATTTTTTCTGGTTTTTTAAACTCTAATTCTATATTACCAGAACCTTTAATTGTTTTAGATAAAATATTAGGCATTTTATACATTTTAATAAATTTAGTAAGGTAATTACCAACACGTTCTGATGCGGCCATTCTTAATGAATCTTCAGATAGTCTATAGCTGAATTCTTTATCTGACTGATCTCTACCTGCTTTTTCGGTAATTTTATTTTTAAGGAGAATTGCAAAGTGTTCCCATGCTTCGTCAAATAATCCAGTTACTAACGAAATTTCTTTAGCTTTAATAGAATCTTCTACTTCATTAATATATTCTTCGATTGTTCCATGTTTACCTTTATTTTCCCACCATGTTTGAAGTCTATTAATTATTTCAGTTGCAGAAATAATTTTTGATTTTTCATTAATCATATTAATAGATTCCAATAAATTACGTCTAAAATTGGACTTAAAGTTTTCTGCTAACGAAATTTGCAATAATTTATCCGCTGATAAAATATCGCTGACATCCAATTTATAAAATTTTTGTGCATCTATCGGTATAATTAATTTAGATGTTAAATGTTTTGCATTTTCTTCAGCAGTTTTTGATTCTTCATCACGTTTTTTCTTAAGAATTTTTTCAAAATATTCTTTAATGTTATCTGGCTGAATAATATTATTCAATTTCTTAGCATCTGCTCTGGTCAATTCTACAGAATCGCCGTTATCATTGAATTTTTCTATATACTTGTCATATTCTTGTAAAATAAATTTCTTACCAGCAGTGTATGATTCAGTATCTTTGAAATAAACTTCAATGATTCCTTTATCTTTTCCAGTAATAATAATACCAGCAAATCCGTCTGACTTTTCAGCACTTTTAGTAATACCAAGAAGTAAGTCAAGAACTTGATCTTGATAAGCATCATTGACTAATTCCTTAATAATTTCTTCTTTTAAAGTAATGTCGCCTTTAATAAGTTTAACTGTTTCGCCATTAAGTTTCTCGACTGCCTTATAGAAAGATTCAAGATCTTCTAAATCAGAAATTTTAGATTTAAATGTATCTACTTCCTTCTTTGTCATTGCTGTTTTGATAACTTTAATTTTAGCTATTTCACAAGACATAGCAGTAGCGATTCTTGCCCTGACAGCATCGATTTTTGCATCTTTTCTAAAGAAGAAAATGAGATTAGAACCTTCGGAAGATATAGAAATAAGCTCATCAGAATAAATTTTTTGTAAATTATCAAGTACAAGCTGTAATTTCTGTTTAACTTCTGAACGAATTTCATCGCTTTCTACGTCCAATTTAAAATTATGTAAGAAATTCTTTAATTCATCATTATCATATTTAATAATATATTGATAAATTACAAGCTGGTCTTCTGCAGTAGGAAATTTTTCTTTAATAAGTTCAGCAACATGTGTTCTTGCAAATAATGTTCCCCTGAAAAAGTCGTCACCATTAGTTTCAGGATGTGACAAAGAATTTAACTCTGGATTTGGGTCGAGTAATTGATAAAGTTTAGATATTTTCTTTTCATATCTTTTTCTTTCGTTTACTTTTTCATCACCCGCTTGATTTAATTTTTCTGCTAAATCCATTGCTGTATCTTTATCTTTGAAATAAAGATTCATACCATAAGTCTTTGTCGGAATAAATCCAATATAATCTTCTAACTTTGATACTTGTTTTAATGCATTAACAAGTTCATTATTAATTTTTTCTGTAAGTGACTTATAAAAATCACTAATATTATTGTTATTTTGTGCAACTTCATTAATTAATTTATCGTCGATTTTGAACGGAATAGAATAGACAGAAATTAAATTTCCACGTTGATTCTTTTCGTCAATATCAGTTAAATATGATTTAACTTTATCCTGTAATTTATTAATAATCGTTATTATAAAATTATCATTGATAAGTTCATCTTTATAATCTTCCGGCTTAAAAAATTTAAGAAAATCACTATCTTTTCTTTTTTTCTGAATATCTTCTTTATAATATGTTTCAGAAACAATATCTACACAGTTTTTAAGAATAGAAATTTTAGAATTACGACCTATTTCATCCTTAAATCTTTCCGCATATGCTTTTGGTTGATTACCTGATGCTTTAAAGAAAATATATTTAAGAACGGTAGATTCAGCTTCATCATTGCTTTCAGTTTGAATATATGCAAGAGCTGAACTTTCTTTACCCAAACCAAATAAAGTTTTAAGATTTTTAGATGATTTTGATATTTCTGAAAGTATTTCAACAAGTTTTTCTTTCAATTTTGTATTGAAATCATCTGAACTCAAATTTATAATATGTTTAATAGGGTCTGTTCCAGCACTTTTTTTATAATCGTTGATTAAAACATTGGCCAATGCTTTAGTCATATATTCACTACCGAAATCCAACATTGCAGCATAACAATTATATTTTTTATTAGCAAAAATACCTTCACCAAGTAATTCTTTAGAAGGAGCTGTCATATACTTGTTATCAGCTTTCTGTTGGGCCAAATATGCCTTAAATGTGTCTTTCATGTTATTTCCTTTAAAGAGTTTTATTTTTATATTATTTATAATAAAAAACCAGCATTTAAAAATGCTGGTATTTTTTATTCAAGTCTAAATTTTTCTTCTTGTTCTATTCGTTGTGTAAATATCGGACGATTTTTATTAATCCAGTTAATAATATCTAAAAATGCCTGTTTTAATATAAATGGTTCCACAATTGTTCCTTTAGGCAAATCTTCATCTCTAATATCCATTGCCCAAGAACCTGAATCAAATCTGAATTTTCTCTTATCAATCTGGTCCCTGTAATATCTGCACTGGTCAATGGCCCAGTCAGGATAATGTTTGACTGTATCAACACAATGCTTCAGCAAAGGGTTATAATTGGGATTATCCATCAAGCTTTCAATACTTCTGCTTGTGATACCCTGGTTAATTACGTAAAATCTGACAATTTGTACTACTGGTCTAATCATGTTAACCTCCTTACTTAATTTCAGCAGTTTTTACTTCAATTCCAACAACACCTTGTAGGTCATCGTCAAGTTCATTAAAATCCCAATCAAGATCCTTTTTACCCTCGTTAATGAACTTTTCTACCTTTGCAGCAAATTCATCACATTCTTTTTCGGTTTCTAAATACCTTGACTGGCAATCATAAATTTCCCAAGCACGTTCTTCTACTTGGTCCATTACTTCTTTAAGCATTGCTTTCTTAGTTGCATAAGTTCCAATATGATGCCTTTCTGCGTCACCGCCATTTCCGAACTCATAGAAATATTCATAAGCGTTATATACTTTCATTTTCACCTCACTATATTATAAAAAATAAAATATCGCATGGTCAAAATTGCCATGCGTCTTGTCTGTATGTCTATTGTATATATAATTTTTAGAAATTAAAATTTGTAATTATCCGTAAGTAGACCTCATGAGATTAAATTCACGTTTTAATGCATCATAAGCAAGTTCTAATTCCATCAAATCACCTAATATATATTTTTCGTTATTCCATTCAATAAACGATTCACCAAACCATCTATCATCTCGTTGATGCCGAGTATTATCAAATTTCCAGATATTTGGAAATACTATATGACCAGTCATATGATGTGGCATTCTACCAGTACATGGTTTTTGTGTTGTCCAACACCAATATTCATCAATATATAAACAAATTGCAGGAACTATAATTCCTTTATATTCTTTATACCATTCTTCAAAATAATCTGAATTTACTACCCAATCATTAAGTTCTGATACTTTATCTTCTTTAATTTCAATATTTCTAGTACTATATCTACAAATACCTAATGTTGGATAATATTGAGCATTTATTGAAAAGTCTGGTAAGTCTCCTCTTTCATCTTCACTTAAATGCCATGGAATACCAAATGTACCTTCATTACTGAAATCTCTATATGTATGCCATTGCCCACCGTGATTATGATGAATAATTAAATATGGCATTGGACCATTAATATCTTGACTATATTCCATTTCTCTAACATATTCGTCTTCTTTAGTATGAGTACGAATAAGTGTTTTAAATGGATTATAATCTTTGAAACAACAATCATAACACATAATTAAAATGCCGCCTTAAAATTATAAACAGGTTTGATAATCTTTTCAATAGAACAAGTAGGTTCAATGTTCTTAATGATTTCATCCATCGGCTTATATGCCATAGGTGACTCATCAATCGTTGCAGAACTGACGCAGGATGTGAAAATTCCTTTCATAGCATCTTTATACTCCTTCATAGAAATTGAGTTCTTAGCATCACTTCTGGTCATTAAACGACCTGCCCCATGAGGAGCACTGAAATTCCAATCCGGATTTCCCTTACCTACGCAAATCAAAGAACCGTCTCTCATATTCATAGGAATAATT